TTACTCGATGATGGGTGACAGCTGGCTTGCCAACTGCGCAGCCTGTTTACCCTGTGCTGTTATCGTCGCGCTGTTCCCTGGGGCTGGTCCACTGCCGTGCGTGTGACTGGCAGTGGCCACTGCCAATTGCTCCACTACGCTCATCAGCTGCAACTGCAGTTGAAAGATGCTCACGCTGTCTGTTCCCATCCACGATCTGTCAGCCTCGAAGTGCTGCAGCTCTCCGGCCACACTGCGCCGCAACTGCCCGATCACCTCCACAAGATCACCCGCAGCGGTATGGCTCATGTTGCCCAGGCATCCCAGCATCATGTCATCACCGGCCAGCAGATCGATGGCCCCAAGCGCCTCGATGCGCTTCATCGCCCCAATTTGCTCCACGCTGTGTTGAGTGGTGGTGAGCCGGTGCTGTCCGAACTCGCCCAGGTATTCGTCAGCTTCGCGGTGCATCCGCATCGCTTTGTCATGTTGGCGGCGGTCGGTATGGCGACTCTGGTTGCCCACGGTATCGGTGCGGCTGAACACCTCGGCCCGCTGCTGCAGCAGCTGTTCCCCTGGGGCGATATCCGGCAGAGGCCAGCCTGAGCCCAGTACGGTGCGAATAAATGGCCGGTCAGCGCGACCGAAGGCGAATCCCAGCTCGACGATCGTCCCCTCGATGGGGCACTGCAGCAGACCCTGCTCTGGCCCGCCGAACATCACCGGCAATGGTACGGCGCGATAGAGTGGGGCTGCCTTGTCCGGCTGGCCATCTTCGCCCAGCAGTTGTACATCCACCGCATAGCGTGGGCGAAACGGATCATTGAGCTGGCCAGCTGTCGCGTTGTCGCTGATGGCCTCGACCCGCCCAAACTTAGGCAGGTGCATCTTGCCGGCCAGCTCCGGAAACTCCCCCTCTATCTTGCGCCGCTCTGGCGATTTCACTGGCTTACCCGGTGTCGCCGTGGTGATGGTCATCTCGTCACCCTTGAGGCGCACCCTCATCACCCGCTTGCCATTGACGATGGCACCCGGGCGCATAGCCGGGATCGGCGCTGTAGTGATGTTATTGCCTGCCTGACGACTAGAGAATTCCGTGGGCAGCTCGACTGCTCTAGCGGCCCAACGGCTATCGGCATGACTGCCCACGAAGATGGCCCCATCCGGCTGCTGCTGCCAGATAAAATCTGGCACAGCAAAGGCGCGCCCCGCGTTGTTGAGCAACTGATAGCCGGTGCCAGCGCTAGTGAAGTTGGGGATCTGTCTATCGGTATAGTCGACGCCGTCAGGCAACAGAAAGGCGAGCGATGTCTTATCGCTCAACCAGGCCAGCAGGCTGCGCAGGGTCGGATGCTGGATACTGACAGGGAATGCACTCCCCATGATCCCGGCCAGCTCTCGGCATAGCAATTTGCTGTTGCCATTTTCGGCTGGCTGCACGTCATACACATACCCGGTAAACCAGCGGCGCAGCGAGCCGTTGTAGCCCAGATCTACGGTCAGGGTTTGCCCCTTCTCGGCACTCCCCTCAATAGCGAGGGCGGCACGGCCGCCAGCAGATAGATCCAGCACGATATCGTGCTCGACGAGACTTACTGGGTTACCGCCCAGAGTAAGGTTGGTCGAGAGTTTCACGCCAGCACGTCTCCCAGTCTGTTATCGAGCTGCTTGGCAATTTTCTCCCATGAACTCAGTTGCTCCTGCTCGGACGCAGGTTTACCCTCCGATGGCCTGGCTGGTTTTGTGTTTGTATTTCCCTGGCCAACGATGGGCGGTGCCTTGGGCAGGCGCTGCTCGCGCTTCTCCGGTACCGAATTATGCTCGCGCAGGGTGAACTGCACTTGCCACGCTAGCAGCCCCTCTTGCTCGTTGGCTGTGATGCGCCCGGCGAACTTGGCCTGGCGCACCTTCACAGACTTGGCCAGCAGCGACCCAACCCGATAGACATGGCGTTTCCCTCCGTCCCCTTTGGCGTCGGCAAGCTCAAAAATCCTGCTCAGTGTCCGCTCGTCATTGAACGGAACCAGGCCAGAAATATCCAGTTCCTTGGCTTTGGCACCTTGCTCCGAGCTGCTAGTCGAGCTTGTCTGACCGGAGTTGTCCTTATCCTTAAACTGCATCGAGACGGTGATCTTCATCGATTTCATCACAATCGGTTCACCATCCAAGGTGAGCATTGTTGATCTCATGATGTTAACTCCTGCCAGAAGGTCAGCGGGGACGTCGATAGCAATAGCGCGCCGACAGTCATGCTGTGGCTGTGATCTGGCGGGCTGCTCTGGTTCAGCTGGGTTGCGAGGCTAGCCGCATCACCGAGTCCCTGCCATTGCCATAGCTGGCCACTCAGGGCGGCAAGGTCACTGATGGCCTGTTCCAATTCTGCCAGTCTGGCCGAGCGGTGTTCGGCCAAATCCGCTAACTTGGCGATCGGAGTAGTGACCCCATTTGCCAGACTCTCCAGCTGGGCGATCTCAGCCCCCAGTAGTGAGCGAGCCGGGCGCAGCGGTGCCCATGCCAGTGGCTCATCGGCTTTCCAGCGCGGTACTGCGGCGGCGGTTGGAGCGGTCATGACATCATTGTCGGCCTTGAGCCGGCGCAAGGTGGCGCACCACTCTGGCAGCGGCAGCATGGCACAGAGCGGCTGCAGCGCGGTGGCCAGGTCGGTTTCACTGTTGCCGGTGACCAGCCAGGCGGTGGCGTGCAACTGGCCAGTCGGCAGCATGGGATCTGCCCCGTCTTGCAGCTTGGCGGCAAGGTGCGCAATGGCGTTGGGGGCGGCGAGGCTGTACTGGTTGCCCTGGTGCTGACCTACCCCATGCTGATAGGGGGTGACACAGATCATGCGGCCGTTTGCCAGCATGGCATCGAGCTCGCCGCGCAGACCCGCCAGCGCGGCAGCATCCTCGCTTAGCGGGCCATGTCTGTATTGGGCGCGGGCCGCCAGCCCCTGCAAACGCGCCACAGCAGCAGATTGGGTATCCGCCAATTTGCTCAGCACATCGTTGGCACGGGTGTGGATTGTGTCGGCGCTGACAGGCCAGTGCAGTGCCCGGTGCTGCCAGCTCACTGCGGTATCTCCGGCCACACGATGGCATCTGGCCAACCCGCGCCCTCTGGCACTCGCATTAACGCCACCCGGTATGTTTGCTCGGCCAGCAGCCGAGCCGACTCTTGCTCCGTGGCGATACCCAGATCTACTGCATCACGCAGGGGGGCAATCCGGCGCTCTGCCTGCGCCATCAAGTCACCCAGCGTTTTTCTGGCGATCGCATCCGGCTGCATCCCAAGCGGCGGCTCCAGTTCTGCAATCTCGCCAAATTCGCCGAACACGGCGCGAACATACAGCTCGCGCCCATACTCGGCGCTATCATCGGAAACGGCGGTAAATGCCACTGGCGAGGGCAGGTGACTAAACAACACGTCCAGGGTGATACTCTCGTCACCCTTGAAGCGGCGTGGATTTTTTGCTGATACGACGCTGACAATCATGTTTACTCCTATGCTACTCGGATAAATAGGGTTGTTCTGTCATCTAATCGGTCATCGGTATTGGCATTAGCCAAATTTCCAAGCTGTTTCCACGTACCAGGGAGTGCACCCCCGCCATAACTCCACTCATAACAACCGGATGCTCTCAGGTGCGTACCGGCAATATTATGGGCAAGCCCAGGAATGGCGGAACTTGAAAGGACTGCAGCTAACATATACGTCCCTACTTGTCCCCATCCTCCAGCAACAATGTCATGATTGGCCTGTGCTGCGGTGTGGGTATGCGCCGACGGTGGCATGCTGGCGGGCTTTCCAGATACTTCCCCCCATGCTGGCCATCGTGTAGCTGTAGCTGGGGCACCAGTTACCTGTGACCATGGGTGGGTATGGGCCGATGGCGGCATGGTGGCCGGCTTACCTGTCACCTCTTCCCACGCAGGCCAGCGTGTTGATGTGGCCGGTTTATCAGCCACCTCGTTCCATACTGGCCAGCGACTGGCTGTTTCGGGCACATTGTCCAGTTCCTCCCACGGGTGCCGGTGACTGCCGTCCTTGATCTCCACTGCGATGGTGACACCCTTGGCATCTTCCAGAATGCCCTTTCCTGCCACATCTCCGGTCAGCTCGATGGTGCGCTTACGGCGCACGTCGGTCACGGATCCGTCGGCGTTGACGATGGCCACCTTGGCCACATGGTGCTGATAGCCGTTGCTGTCCAGATAATCCACCAGGTCCGGCACGCTCAGCGTCATGGTGAAGTGGTTGACCCAGGCATCTAGCAGGGAACCCGCTCGGTAGATATCGAGCCAGAGCCCCACCGGCTTGGCTCCTGGTGCGACTTTCTTTACCTCGTCCAGCTGGGCGCGCAGGCCGCCCACATAGGCCACCCCAGGCTGCACTTTATAGACGCCAGATTCGTTCACCAGCTTGAAGCCATCCCCGTAGAATGTTGCCGGCCCGAAGAACTGCAGCGCCTGCAGGCGCAGGTCATCGTCCATCCCGCGCAGGCGAGCGGCATAGTCAATCTGCCAGGTGCTGGCGTCTACATGGGTAGCGGTCGCCTCGGCGGCCCGGTCGTACTCCATCAGCATGGATTTCACCAGGCTGTTTCCGGTCTGGCCGGTGGCCTCATTGGTCTTTAATTTGGTCTCCAGTCCCTTGTGCACAATCATCCCCACCACATCAGAGGCCTTGTTGATGAGGTACATGGCGTTGAAGCTGAAATCGCCGACTGTTGTATCCATCACTATTGTGTAGGCCACTGCGTCGTTGTTGATGCGACCGCGCTGGTCTACCTCGTGGCGATGTACGATCTGGCCTGCTGGCGGCAGGCCACTATCTGGATCGATGGGCGCGGTCGGGTCGAGATCAGGCACGTTAGCCAGCACTAACTGATCGAGTACTACTGGCGTCTGGTTGGTCAGGCAGGTTTGCATGTACTCAACAAACGCATTGGTAATAATTTGGCTCATTGATTCCTCTTTAGTGATGCTGAACTGACCTGATGACTCATCTCGATGCGGCCGGTGTGCATATGGCCCGTGACGGGGTAGACGACTTCGAACCTGTAGCGGCGGCACGTGCGGCCATATTGCTGGATCAGGGTTTCTATCAGCACCTGATTACTGACAAGTGTGCTATCGGCGACTTCAATGGTGATCACATCCCAGGGCTCCCCCTCCTGGCGTTCGTGGATGTCACACCATCCGATCCCTAGGCGTTTGAAAATGCGCTTAAATCCCGCCACCTCGCCGGCATCCCTGGCGTTGACAAAGGCGAACTTGACTCGTTTGCGAAACAGTTCCAGCGGCTCACCATTGAAACGGCTGATGTCCCGTTCCCAGGCGAGCAGCGCCAGCAGTGGCTCCGAGCAGGTCAGCGGGTCTTGTTGAGCTAGGGGTAGCACCAGCCACCCCTTGATCCGCTGCCAGAGGGCGTTGATTCCCGAGGCCAGAAACCCCGGCTCGGCGTGGGCTGGGCTGATGGTGTAGCCGTCTTCCCACCATGGTGGGCGCGCATCAGGTAGCTCTGGTTCCGTCTTTTCTTGCGCTGGGTGCTGGCGATTAGTCATGCAGGGTTACATCCAGTTTGCTCAGGCGTGGAATATCCAGCCCAGATACGATGTCACTTTCGGCAAAATGCAGGCTCTGCAACTGCGGGAACTGGCTATGTAACTCGCGGCCAAGCTGCGATAGCGAAAAACGCGATTGCGGCCAGGTGCGGGTCACATCCTGAAAATCTGCCGATTGACGAAACGCTGCTTTTACCAGTGACTCAGCCCCACTTTTCAGCTCGGTTTTCTGCTCGTCGGTGAGGTTGGTCACCGGCCACAGCTCCAGAGTGAGGTTGTGCTGGGTCTCAGGCAGTGCCATCACAAACAGATCATCGCCATGACCATGATTTCCCTGCCTGCCCACATAGTCGTTGAGCTGGGCGAGTAGGCTGGCAGGCGTCTCGCCGACTTCCAGCAGAATAAAGGCGTTGGCGGTTCCCGGCCCGCGCGGGGCGTCGTGCTCAAAGAAGACATGATCGGCGCGGATCCCCGCCACGCTGGCCAGCATGGAGCGGTAAACGGCATCGATGTGATAGCGTCCTGCTCCCGAAAACTGGTTTTGAATGCGCAGCCCCAGGGCATCGTTGCTCTCGGCATCTGCCCCCTGAGTGGTGATCCACTCCTTGTCATCATTACGAGCCGACAGAATACCGGTGACCGGTTCGCTCAGCTGGTTGTAGTAGCCAGGGGCGAGATTCCACGCGACCCCGGCGAACTCAGCTTCGCAGACTACGTGCGCAACGGCTTCTCCCGCTGGGCTTACGACAGCCTGCACAGGCTTGATGCGGTAGATAGTGCCGTTGATGCGCTCGGTAGATATCCAGATATCGTCTGGGATGGTGACCGCATCACTCGGATTGGTCTTGACGAAGCTGACGATACCTCGCGTTTTCTGCGCCGGCTTGCGAGTCAGATCGACATCCCATGCCTTGAGGTCTAGATAGGTATCTGTGGCAGTCGCAGCAAAGGTGTTGGGCAGCACATGCCCGGCGATCAGGGTGCGTATCAGCCACATCGCCGGTTTAATGACTACTCCTCGCACCAGACGCCAGAACGGGCTCACATCGCTGTCGTTGGTAATCAGCGACCCGGCGGCGGTCACCTCCTTCTTTAGCTCGGCCTCCATCGCCAGTTCGGTCGTCGGGATGCCCGTCTCGGCCAGCATTGCCATAAAATCCACGGTTGGTCGCAGGTTCACAGGGTTACCTCCATCTCGCCAAATTCATATGTTGTTGCGGTGATCAGGATCCGGTCTGGTGCCTCTTCGCTGATCACGATAGTGCCTGGGATCAGCCGATCGTCGTTCTCGACCTGCAGCTCGATTTCTGTCATTACATCTGCGCGCAGAGTGGGGCTACGCTCTCCGATCAGTTTGCGTGCCAGCCCGGACTCCATGATGCGGTGCTTGATGTCCTGGCCGATGCTGTGGCGGTCCTGGGTGTAACGTGGCTGGCCTCCGGCATCCAGTTGCCATGCGCCATCTATAACCAGGATGTCGATGTACTGGGGTTCACGGTTCATGGTGGCGCTCATCACGGGGTCTCCAGCCAGACATTCTCTGCCATCTGCTCAGGGGTCATCGGGTTCTGGTTGTGCATATGGACCTCCCCGATGCTCAGGTACTTGGGCGGCTTCTGGTTGGCGGTGGTCGCGGCCGCGTTGGCCTGGATCAGCTGCTGGCCCAGCCCGCCGGCGGGTACGTTGCTCTGGCTTCCCTGGCTAAAGCGGGCGAGTGGGGCGTTGATGTTATCCGGATTTGGCATGTTGAGATCCGGCATGCTGCCCATCTCGATATTGACGCCCGGGATCATGTTCAGCTTCTCGACCAGCCAATCCACCGCCTGCCCGAGCAGCTTGAACACGCTCCAGTCGGCCATGCTCTTTTTAAGATCACCCCAGTAGTAGATTACCGCCGCGACGGCACCGATCAGCAACACGATACCCGCTACAATCAGGCCCACAGGGTTGGCATACATGGCGATGTTGACAGCCAGCATGATGGCTCGAAAGGTCGCCATCCCGGCATTGAGCAGGGCTAGCGGAGCGGTGATGATGGACCAGGCGATACCGAGGCCCAATGTGGCGAGATTGGCCAAGCCTGCGATCAGCATCCAGGTACCGGTGACCATGCTCAACCCCACGATTGCCAGCGCGGCATAGCTGATCAGCTTGGTCAGGTTCGGGAAGAGGTGCGTCCAGCGCAGCACATCGTTGGCGCCATCAGCAAATCCACCGACAACGGCGTTGATAGCTGGCAGCACCACCCCGAACGCGGCGGCGCGGATGGCAAACCAGGCTTGCTCGACTCGCTGCCACTGGTCAGTCATCGAGGCGGCCATCTGCTCAGCCTTGCCCATTCCGTGGGTATTGGCCAGCGCGTTGATATTGTCGGCTAGCCCCTTGGTGTTGGTCATCAGCAGCTTGATCATGCTGACCGCTTCATCCGAGCCGAACGCCTTCTTGAGCTCGTCCCCTTCGGCTACGCTCAGGGTTTCTCCATAGCGCGCTTTGAGCTTGTCGAGCATGGTGAGGACCGGCAACATATTTCCTGCTGCATCGGTGAATCGCATACCAAGTTCCTTTTGGGCACTTCCCACCCCGGACAGAAATGCCTGGAACTTGGTTCCTGCCTCGCCGCCGCTCATGGTGGCCTGTAGCTGGCCTAGCACGGCGAACTGCTCATCCATTGATACGCCTGCGGCGGTGGCGTTGGCCCCGATAGCCCCGAAGGCGTCAGCCATTCCCTGGCCGGTGGTTTTGAACAGTTGCACCGCAGTGGCGGTCTTGCCGGCCACGTCCTCCACCCAGTTGGCCTTGCCCATCTGCTTGGCCTGCTGCTCGAAGATGCCGTACATGGTGCCCATGTAGTTGGTGATGGTGGCGGAGTCGGCCTTGGTCGCCTTGGCCAGGGTAGTGGAGGCGCGGGTAAAGGCGGGCAGCTCGTTCCCCTCCAGCCCCGCGATCGCGGACTGGATATCGTAGGATGATCGGACGATGTCTGCGGCCGACTCCCCGTACTTGATAGAGAGTTTCAACGCCTCACGGCCGAGCGCCCCTAGCACATCCTTTTGCACATCGAGCGAGGCCACTTCACCCAGCGCTCTGTCCATCTCGATGGCGGGACCCAGGGCAGACTGGATCGCCATGCCACCGGCGGCCACCGTGGTGGCCCCCATCGCCATATTGCCCCAGCCCTGACGACCGGCCTTGCTGACTTTGTCGATCTGGTTGTTGATGCCTTGCAGCGGCTTGGTGACCTGATCCACCAGAGCCACCTGCATCATCAATTTTTCCATCCAGGCCATAGGTCGTTATCCGTTGAATGCGTTAGCGATGCCCTCTGCCACCGCTGCGGCGTTGGACTCTCTTGCGTGCTTGTCTAACCATATGGCGCGGGCCAGGCTGTCGATATCGTCATCATCATGGGGCAGGTAGTGACGCCGCAGCGCCAGCGCCTGCTCTAGGTGATTGCGCTCGATGGCCTCGGCGCGCGCCGTCAGTTTTTTACGGTGATTTCCAGATCTGGCGCGAACTCTTTGTTGATTGCACCAGCCAGTTGCAATGCCGCGCCTGGGTGCTTGAGCAGCTCATCGAGCGCCTCTTTGCTCTCCTGGCAGACGATCTTTTTCAGGTAGTTATGGGCCGGAGCGATTTTGTCGCTCGGCATCATGTCGTTGAGAAATCCGTTATAGGCCACCATGGTGGGGGCGAATTTCAGCTCTTTACCGGCTACTTCAAGGGTGATAATCGGGTTTGCCATTAGTTATTTTCCTCTTGTTCAATCCAGTGGTTCAGGGTGTTGATTTGTGTTTGGCAGCGGCGCAGGGCCGTCTGCAGGGTGGGGATAAACCGCACAGCATCGCCGTAGTTTGTCCCCGTGAATTCAGGTTCCGGGCAGTGAGGCACCAGCCCCGGCGGCGGCAGCCGCTTGACCACCTTGGTTTGCACCACGGTTGTGGGCTTGCTGGAGCAGGCGCAGAGCGCCAACAGGCAGAGGCTCACTAGCGCAGTCCGGGCGGCCCGCTGGCGGCGTGGCCAGAGCTTGTTGCAGTTCATCGGCGGTCTTCCTCTGTTGTTGGTCGAGCTCGGCCATGGCAGCGTTCTGGGTGCTCAGCAACTTGCGCAGCCCGTCGGCATCGCGCTGCAGCGTCTCCAGCTGGCTGGCCTGCTGCTCGTTGGTCTGCTGCAGGGTGCTGATGGTCTCGTTCGCTGTGGCTAGCGCTTTGCCACGGCTCTCCAGCATCCGGCTGCCAAGATACAGGGCAGTGCCCATCACCAGCACAAGGGCCAGCAGCGCCTTGATGGTGCTCATGCCAGCACCCCGCCGAACTCGGTGAATTTGGCCAGCAGGTCGTCCAGCGTGTGCTCGCGCTGGCCGTAGCCGGCACCCGGCAGACTGGCCCAGATGTTGGCGCACTTGGCCACTGCTTGGTGGATGCTCCCCTTAAGCACATCGTCCAGCGCCTTGCGCTCGCGGATAAGCTGGATAGCCCAGGTGTCTTGCGACTCGGGGCCAAAGTCAGGCAGGCCTAGCTGGTCGCGGTAGTGGGCCCAGTGCTTTGACAGGAACTGATAGCGGCCAGCCGCGGTGCTGCTCAGGGTCTTGTTGACCTGCACCAGCACGTTCGGGTGGGTGGCGTAGCTCTCAAAGAATCCCGCCGGATTGACAAGCTTGTTGTACCCGTCATCTCCCCGTCCCTTGGTGCCTTCGGCGTATGCGATCATGTCGATAAAGGCGGCCATTTGCGGGTGGCAGTTACTGCGCGGCATTGCTCTCTCCCTTCTTGTTGAACATGGTCTCGGCCTTCTCACGGATGATGCGAACACCTAACACGCCAACCATTCCGCCGATAAATGGAGATGCTTCATAAGGGACGCCAAGCATTGTTGTCCCTGATGTGGCGGCTAGAGTGATCAGGCCACCCATCACCGATTCGATCAGGCGGCTTTTACCGCTGCCGCCGTCATAGGTGACGCGCAAAAATGAGATGCTCATCGCCAGCAGTGCCCCATAGACGGCGGGCCAGTTATCCATCAACCAGGCCAGCGCGGCGGCCCAGAGAGTGGGGTCTTTGTTTGGCATAGTGTTCATATCCCGTTCTCGTTATTGCCCGCGTCGTTCTGAGCGGCTCTTGCAGCTGACGCACAGGCGCACCCCCGGTACATGCTGGCGGCGAGCTTCCGGGATCGGATCACCGCACTCCTCGCAGTGGTGCAGGCTCTCACCCCGGTGGTTGCTACGGCTGAGTTGGTTATCCAGCTGGGCCGCCAGCATCCGCTCGGCGTTTTGGGTGGCACGGTCGATCAGATCCATCGATGATTACCCCTTGATGTGGCGGGTGTCGTCGTCAGATAGGTACGGCACGCCATCGATGTGGATGAAGTCTGGGGAGGATACGAATCCTTTTATCTTGTTCACTGCCTTGTTCCCCCCCTTTGGGTCGAGATCGAGCAGGTCAGCGATCAGCAATTTCACCCCGAATACTTCTACTTTCTGGGTCTCGTCACCGGTGTCGGCATAGAACAGCACATCTTCCGGCTTCATCCCGCGCCAGCTACCAGCCCGCTTGGCCGCATCGCTCAGTAGCTTGAAGTTCTTGGCATCGAGCTCGAACTCCAGCTCGGCCGCCACATCACCATCGACATATCCGTCAGGGATGCCACGGGTCTGGGCCACGGCGCTGTTGTCTGTGATGGAGAGGCTCGCCTTCTCGACGTGCACCATGGTTCCCATCAGCTCTACGTCAAAGCTCTGGCCTGAAATGCGTCTGGTCATGGGTTAGCCCTCCCCGTTGTTGAGGCTCAAATCGAGCATGATGTTGATATCGATTCCCTTGGGGCAGTCCACGGTGCGGACTATCACGTAGATTGAGACGTGGTTTTTATCGATCCACTGGATGGTGATATCGCCATCTTTGGGGGAGGCGATATCGCCCGGGAACGGCTTACCATCGATTGTTGTTGCCTTGGCCATGGTGCGCAGGTCTTTGCCAAAGTAGAGGATGGCGGAGGCCGTACTTCCCGGGGTGGAGTTGAATGATCTATCTCCGAGGCGGGCGATGGCGCGTAGGCGCATCCGGCGGGCAACCTTGTAGACAACCCGCAGGTTTTCGATCACCTGGTAGTCGCCGCCCTCGGCGTCCAGGGTGCGGCCATCGGCCCAATAAACACCGTCATAGTCCGGGTACCACATTGGCACCGAATAGCGTGATTCCTCCAATGTTTGCAGGGTGGCCAGCGGCAGCTCTGTACCGCCTTTGTCAGTCGGTTTGTTACCCAGCCCTACCACTGCGCCGGTTTTCACTCGGCACGGGCTGTCTGCGATGCTCACAGCTCTGTTACATAGGCGACCGGCATAGGCCCCGATGAGGTTTGGCCACAGCTGTGGGATCAGGGATACGGATTCTGCCGCGATGCCCTCTTGCAGGGTGGTCAACTCTGTTTCGTAGTCGCTCCAGTCCTGACCGCCCTCAGTTGTATTGACGATGCCAGGCACCGCCAGCAGCATGAACTGCCAGCGACCCCACTTGGCGATCAGCTCCTGGTTGAGGGCGTGGGCGGCGTTGATTTTCGCAGCGTCCCACTCCTGACCCAGTACCACGCATCCCTCGAAGGATTGGGTATGCTGGGCATCGCGCACGGCATCCTGCCACTCCATATCTGTCGGCAGCACATAGGCGGCGGCCGTCCAGTTCTGCCCGGCGTTGAGCATGGCCGCCTGCACGTTGGCCTTCAGTTCGCTATCCTCTTCCCCGAACAGCGTGTCGAAGTCGCTCTGGGTATTGAGCGATAGCAACTTTCCGGTGTTGTTCGGCGCAGAGCCGATGAACAGCAGATGACGCTCGACTTCCGTCACTGGCCCCTGCTGCTGATTCAAGTTGTTGATCTGTACATAAGGCCACATGGCGTTATTTCCTCTTCATCTATTGCTTGTTGACGTCCCATCCGTAGTCGATGCTTTGCAGGGCGCGGGCAAAGGCGTGCTCCCGCTGTTTGGCATTGGCACCGAGGAACGGGCGGGCTGGCAAATGGATCTCCCAGCTCTCTTTCACAGGCTCATCCTTGAGCTTCTTGATCAGCAACCCCGCTTGCGCGTAGTTGAGATTGCCGGTTATCCAGCCGAGCGAGGCAGATCGGTATGCCCGTTTGCGCTTGCCCGGCCGCTTGAATCCAAGTTCCCGCAGCTTGCGGGCCTGCGCCTTGTTTGCCGGCCTGTTCTTTTTGCCATCGCTGGGGGCGATGCGGCGCTGACTTGCCGCGGTCACTTTGTAGGTGTGGCCCATCTGATGGGTGTTGGCGATGACCCCTGCATGGGCGTTCATAGTCCCTTTCTTAAACCCGAGAATGGCCACATCTTGTGCCTTGTCCCGTATCACAAGCAGTTTTCGCAGCCCCATCAGCATCTTTCTTTTTCCACGCCTGCGTGGAGCCCATGCCCTGCCATTCCAGTCTTGCTGCTTTGTTATGTTTCTTGAGCTCACCTTCTTTAGCTCGTTGGCTGCCCGCCAGATAAGCCGCTTGCGCTTCTTTGCCGGCATTTCCAACAGCTTTAGCTGTTCCTTTACCGGTGTAGTGTCCAGGGTGATTGTGATCATGACGGGTCACCGATCTTGTGATGGCCGGTGTCACCGACGTTCAGGTCGATATGGTCTGCCACCCAGATTTCATACGGGGCCACGTTCCAGCGTTTGCCCATCCAGTTGATGGGGCCCTTGGGGTGTTCGATCAGGCGCAGCGGCTCGGTAAATGCGAGCTGGATCTCGAGATCGGCGGTCTTCTCATCGTTCGGGGTGACGGCGTACTCGGGATCGGCCAGCTCGAACTGCTCGCGAAACTCGTCATGCTCCTGCACCCAGGCAGCCACTGAGGCCAGCACGATGGCTGGATCCAGCTCGCGAAACGGCAGTTGCTCGACGGTAAACACCGCCTGATAGGTAAGCCATGCCACATCTACCCCGGTTGGGCCCATGTTCTTTGGCTCCAGCCTGATTGTGCCGTTCTCCATCCAGCTATCCAGATGCTTGTGGCACTTGGCTGGCAGCACCCGCAGGATCTCGGCGTGGAGAGCGTGAAGGAAATAGCCTTGTGCCTGCTGTTCGTTCATGCCTGCACTCATATCAACGAGACCCCCGCACGGCGCTTGCCCTTGATGCAGCGCACCAGTTGCTGACTCTCGGCCAGCAGCTGGGCGCGTTGGTCTGGGGATCGCTCTACCTGGTTGTTTGCGGCGGCTCGCTCGGTGACGCTGGCGAACTCCGGTAAGATGGCCGCCTTGGCACGGGCAAACACGGCAGCCAGATACTGCTCGGTCAGGGCATTACTGCCGGTGTTAGAGCCACCATCAAGGCTCGGCCCCGGCACCTCGGCGGCGCTGGCGTAGCCCTCGGCCATCAGCGCGGCCTGACGCATCGCCAGTTGCATGTTGATTTCAGAGACGGCAGCCAGCAGGGCGGCGCCGGTGGTCTGTTGGTCGAGGTCGGCAGGCAGGGCGCGGCGGCGCTCGAAGTCGGCCACGGCCACATCAGGCCAAAACCCGTCATTGCGGATAGTGGCGGCGCTGTAGTCGATATCCTTGCCTGCAAACATCTCTGACCCTCTGTCGATTCTTGCCAACTTCCCCGATCTCTCAGGTCGCCGATGACGCGGCGAGGAAAGGTGCACCCCTGAAGCCACGGATCACAGGATTCGGCGCAGGCCTTGCGGCTTGCCTATCCTCCCCGCCGGGGTGCGGTGGCGCGGAGAGTCTTATTGCTCCGGATTGAGCGCCCGCAGGCGCATGGCAATTTTTTGCAGCAGGGTGTTTACCCCCACTTTGCTGTGCAGCTTCTCGGCTTGGATCAGCCAGTGGGCTGCTTGTTCCAGGGTGGCACTGTCACCCACTGCACTCGGGCGTGGCTGGCCGTCGTGGTCGCGCAGCAGTTGGCAAGCCGCAGCCTTGAAATACTTGGCGGTCAGCTTCTCGTTGAGACGCCACTCGTTGCGTACCTTGTCGAATACTCTGGAGAACCATGGCTCGACGGCGTGGCCTTCGGCGGCGCTCTTCTCAGCCCACTCCAGTACTGTGTCGGCGACGAAGTGAGCCCAGTCTCGCTTGATGTTGTGCGGGGTGCGCTGGCCCTGCTTGATGGCTAGCTCGGCCCAGGCGATACCTGTGTCGAAGTCGCCCACGTCAAAGGCCCAGATCACCAGCCGTTGAAACAGCTCGTTCTGGTAGGACTGGCCTTCGGCCACGCTGGCCAGATACCGCTCCACATAGGGGCGGTATTTTGGCATCAGCTCGTCCCGCTTCATGTTTACCCGGTCCCCAATGCGGGCCAACTTGCGCAGACGAACGATGTCCTGTTCCAGGGCAATCATTTGCAGGTGCAAGCTGTCCGCCACCGCACCGGTGGCCACGCCAGTACAGGCTGCCTGTTCGGCCCCCTGCATGGCTTGCACGCGCTGCTTGTGACGCTGACCCGGTGAACTCATGTTATTCACTCGGTGGCGTAGGTTTCGGACCGATCTCGATGTCAGCCTCTTCAAAGCCGCCATAGGCTTTGTGCTCACCCAGGGCGTATCCCTCCATCCGCCAGTACTGGTTATCGAAGCACTTCTTGTCCTGGTTATCCTCGGCCTTGCGGTTGCGGGTGCCGCGCTGGGTGTAGCAGTGCAGGTTATCCAGGGTGGTTACTACCATCCGCTTGCCCGGGAAGAACGGGGGGATGTATGCCTTGCGACCGGCAATGGACTTGGCCAACTGCTGGGCGGCGATCTGCTCGCTCGGCTTTGTCGCTTCGCTGTAGAGCTTGGCCTGAGCTGCCGCCACCAGATCGGTACCGACCAGCACCACCAGACGGGGGTCTTGGCGGAACAGCGGATCGATGGTGGTGTTGATCAGGTCGGAGGCCATCTCGTCCAGGGTCTTGTAATCGCCCTTGCCGTCCGGGTCGAAGTAGATCTTCTTACCCGCTTCGGCCTTGATGATCTGGCTGCCACCGTTCCACTCGCGGGCGATCTGGTGCCACCCCTTGTTGACGTCTTCACCCAGCGGATGGGCCGCGGGGTCGGTGGTCTCTTCGGCAGATACGCCGTTCCAGCCGACCCGCAGAATATCGAGGGCGAATGCGGTGTTGATGAACTCACCAACTAGCCTGATGAACTCGCCCTCGCTGCCAGCGTTGGCCCAGACGCACAGGGTCGCCCAGTCCAGTGATGCGCAGGAGTCTGTCTCGGTCAGCTCGTAGGTGTTGCCAGCCACGCCGATCTTGCCGTTGAAGCGGCCATCTTTCTTGCGGCCAGTAAACAGCTTGCCGATGCCAACTTGCACCACCTGGCCCTTGATTTGATCCACATCCATGCAAGTGATGAGGCTCAGGAACTCGACAGAGGCGAGCAGGCCAGCACGCAGGCCAGTTTCCACCGGGCCGGAAATGACGCTGAACTGTTTGTCCAGCGCGTTGACTGGGATGCCATAGGTCTTGGCCAAGGCAGCACTGTATTTTTCGAGGCGCTGACGTGCCTGGACGGTTAGGGTCTGACTCACGGTCGCTCCTTAATATGCGGTGGGGGTATCGTCACCGCCGAGCGCACCCGGGCGTTGACCCGGCACTTCAACGGAGAACTTGTCGATCTGGCCTTTCAGCTCGCTGACGGTAGCGGCCAGACCAGTGATGGTCTCGTTCAGCTTGCTGAACTTGTCGTCTTCTTCTTTCGGTTCAATAACTGGATCGGGCTTTACTTCCGGCTTTGCTTCCAGCTTCGCGCTAAAGCCTTCGATCTTGGTGCCAAGGCCGTTGACGGCGCCCAGCAGCTGGTCGAACTGTTCTTTGGTCATTTCCTCATCCTCTGGATGGCTGGGGGTTGGTTTGGTTTCCTGTTCACCATGGCTGGCCAAGAAGCTGAAAAACTTGGTGATCAGACCGTCAGCTTTTTCGTTCTTTGGCAGTTTGAAGGTGGAGAGATCCAGCGGCTCACTGGTGCCAATCAGGCGAGATTTGCCGCTCTTGTCTTTGAACTTCAGGTGGGTGGTGCCGGTGCTGGCTGGTTCATCGGTGACGCCGAGGCCGCGCAGGTAGGTGCGGCCCAGATCAGCAAATTGCTCTTGCGGCTCGATGGAACAGAACTGGTATTGGCCAACCTGGTTGTAATAAACCAGATCACGGGTCGGGCTCAGGATGGCAAACAGCTTGAGCTTGCCATCAAGGACTTCTGTCTTCAGTTCCTGTACATAGCCGAAGTTCGACCAGCGGTCGTGATCAGGCCAAATCAGTGCGGTGTAGTATTCCGGATCGTAGGTCTCGGCCATGTCAGTCAGCCAAGCGGCAGTAATCTCCCGACCATCGACGGTTGTGCCTTCGGTGGCGATGCAGACCCAGCCAGTTCTCAAGGTGGATGTGTTCATGCCTGCTCCCAATTGATACGGGCTCAGGCTATCGGGTCGGCAAGGGGGTTTCATCCGGTTGTGTTCAAGGCAATTCGGATCCATTGGGATAGCCGAATTGCTTGGAACATCAGGGCAATAAGTAGGGGCGGGGGGCTAGCTATGATGGCGCCATCATTCACCTGATGGAGGCGCCGTGGCGTATCCCGAAGAGATCCGCAATGCTGCGCGGGGGCTCTACCTTAAACGATGGACCCCCCAGGAGATCAAGGACGAACTTGGCCTTAACTCCTGCAGGGTAGTCTACTTCTGGGCCGAGAAATACGGCTGGCGGTCGCTGCTGACCGAAGAGGCGGTAGAGGATGCCATTGCCCGCCGCCTGCACTCTCTGCTTGGCCGAGAGAAGAAAACCCCCGAAGAACTCGACGAAATCGACCGACTGGTCGGGCACCATGTCAGCCTGAAAGAGAAGGCACTCAAATGGGCCGAGCGGCAGCATGCGCTGACCGCTCGCCGTGAATCCGGTGACGAACCAACCCCCGACCGTTCCCCGCGAAGCAGGGGCGGGCAGGATGGCGGTGGCCGCAAAGGGAAGGGCGGAAAGAAGGCCAAGAACGAGATCGGCCACCTGACCGAGGCAGACTTTGCCGAGTGGCTTGGCACCCTGTTTGGCTATCAGCTGCGCTGTCGCGAGGCAAAGAACGACCCGGCACTGCCGCGTACCCGCAACATTTTGAAGTCGCGCCAGATAGGCATGACCTATTATTTCGCCGGTGAGGCGCTTGAAGATGCCATTCTTAATGGCGGCAACCAGATATTCCTGTCTGCCACCCGCGCTCAGGCAGAGGTGTTCCGCTCGTATATCTGCAAGATTGCCCAGACCTTTCTCGGTGTCACCCTGACTGGTAACCCCATCGTCCTGTCGAACGGGGCCGAACTGCACTTCTGCTCGACCAACTCCAACAGTGCGCAGTCCCGTTCCGGCAACGTCTACATCGATGAGTATTTCTGGATCCCCGGCTTCGAGAAGTTGTCTGACGTAGCCAGCGCCATGGCGACCCAGAGCCACTGGCGCAAGACCTTTTTCTCGACCCCATCAAGCAAGACCCACGAAGCGTACCGATTCTGGACGGGGGATCGCTGGAAGGGTACCCGCCCGAGCCGAGTGGCCATTGATTTCCCTGGTGAAGATGAGCTGCGCGACGGCGGCCGCGTCTGCCCGGATCGGCAGTGGCGCTACGTCATTACCATCGAGGATGCCATTCGGCTCGGCTGCCACCTCATCGACATCGAGGAGCTGAAAGACGAGTACCCGGAGGAAGTGTTCGATCGCCTCTATATGTGCCGGTTTATCGATGACGCTCTGTCGGTGTTCAAGTTCCAGGATATGGAGCGGGCAGGGGTGGACCCGAGCCGGTGGGAGGACTACAAGCCCGGGCGGCCTGACCCGTTTGGTCGGCGCGAGGTGTGGATGGGCTACGACCCGAGCCGCACCCGCGACAACGCCACCCTGGTGGTGGTTGCCCCGCCGATGGTTGCCGGTGAGCGGTTCCGTGTATTGGAAAAGCACTACTGGCGCGGGCTCAACTTCCAGTTTCAGGCGCAGGAGATCGTGCGCATCGCCAAGAAGTTCCGGGTCACCTATCTCGGGGTCGATGTGTCCGGCATTGGCTCAGGTGTCTATGACCTGTTGAAACCTGAGTTCAAAGGGGTGTGCCACCCCATCAACTACAGCATCGAGAGCAAATCGCGGCTGGTACTCAAGATGATCGATGTGGTGGAGGCGAACCGCATCGAATGGGACGGCTCGGATCGGGATATCCCGCTGGCGTTCCTCGCCATCAAGCGCAGCACCACTGGCGGCGGCCAGATGACGTTCCGCGCCGCTCGGGACAATGTGACCGGACACGCTGACGTGTTTTTTGCCATCGCCCACGCCGTGGCCAACGAGCCGCTCGATACCAACCGCAAACGTAAATCCACCTGGACAACAAGCCACCAGAAGAAGGCAGCATGACCAAACGACAGAAACCACAGGCCAAGATGGCCACACCCGCAAAGAGCGCCGTGGCGTTCAGCTTGCCGGAGGCCATCGACCCCACGGCCTGGATTACCGATTACACCGGGGTATTCTTCAACCCCTACGGGGAATATTACCAGCCACCCATCGACCGCAAGGGTCTTGCCAAGGTGGCGCGGGCCAACGCCCACCACGGGGCGATCCTGATGGCGCGCCGCAATATGGTGGCAGGGCGCTTTACCAACCAGCGCACCACGGTCACCGCCTTTGCCCATAACTACCTGCAGTTCGGGGATGCGGGCCTGCTCAAACTGCGCAACGGATTTAACCAGGTGGTAGGGTTGCTGCCGCTCTCGAGCGTCTACCTGCGCCGGCGCGAGGATGGCTGCTTTGTTTACCTGCAGCAGGGCAAGCCGAACCTGATTTACCGGCCGGAGGACATCATCTGGCTGGCCCAGTACGACCCCGAGCAGCAGATCTACGGTATGCCCGACTACCTGGGCGGCCTGCAGTCGGCCCTGCTCAACCAGGATGCCACCCTGTTTCGGCGCAAATACTTCCTCAACGGCGCCCACATGGGCTTCATCTTCTACGCCACCGACCCGAACATGGACGACGACACCGAGGAGGAGATGAAGGAGATGATCGCCAGCAGCAAGGGGGTGGGGAACTTCCGCTCCATGTTCGTCAACATCCCGGACGGCAAGCCTGATGGCATCAAGCTTATTCCGGTGGGGGACATTGCCACCAAGGACGAGTTCGCGGCCATCAAAGGGATCACCGCCCAGGATGTACTGACCTCTCACCGCTTTCCGGCGGCGCTGGCCGGCATCATTCCGACCAATGGCGGGGGAGGGCTCGGGGATCCCGAGAAGTACGATGCCACCTATGCCCGCAACGAGGTGCTGCCGCTCTGTGAGCTTATCCAGGATGCCATCAACAGCGCGGGACTCCCTCGCTCCCTCTGGGTCGATTTTCGGGAGAATATCGGTTCAACTGTATAAACAAACAGTGTTTACTGTGGCAAGATAGGCGGTTGATTTGGATAGAAAAGGGGGCGTAATGCGGGTTTATTGCAAAGTGTGTGGCCAGCGGGGCCGCATTACCAAGACCAACCGACTGAGCGAGGATGTTTCGGATCTCTACTGCCAGTGCACCGATGCCGAGTGTGGCCACAGCTGGGTGGCTTGTCTGTCGTTCACCCATACACTGAGCCCGTCAGCCAAGACGGCTAACCAGCTGGTGCTGAGCTTGATGGGGTCGCTGACGCCAGAGGGGCAGCAGATGGTACTGAAAGGACTGGGGGCGCAATAGCGCCCCCTTCTTCCGTGATTGAATGTGGCGAAGCGCTAAATCTCTTCAATGCGCTGTTTGGCTTTATCCCACGGAAGGCGACTACCGTTGGCTCTCATGGTGTCATAAGCTAGTAAAGCATCTTTTTTGGTCAGAATGCTATGCACCACCATCTGCTCCACAACCCACAGTGTCCCCATCACCACAACAGCTTCCTTTTCCGCCGCATTTCTTAGGGCGCGGTCACCGGTCAGAAGTGGGCAACATTCTTGTTTTGCCAAGGCTAGAGCGAAACAGTCATGAATGCTTGGGCCACCATATGTTCCATTTAGTTTAAACACAGTGCTGATGCTATCTGCACTAAGCTCGCCGAGCTGCAGACCTAGAGTCAGCAAATGAGGATGGCTATCTTTCAGCTCTTCCTCGAACAATACATCTGGTGTCATGAACTGAAAAGGCAGTTGGAACATTCGGTCGAGCAACAGCCCAACCTCCATATCGATGAGAATATTGGCGTCGCTGATCAGCACCTGCATTTACATGGCCTCACCTTGCATGATGCGCGATCTCCGCAGCTTAATTAGTGGCATCTGCAACAGCTCAGCGGCTTTTGATTCAGATATGATTTCTTCTGACATAGCACGGTAAACCAGCTGCTGGAACAACCAGGTGTGCTCTTGTGGGTAGGGGGCTCCAGGTTCCCCCGCCCGCCATTTCTGGCCAACGAAATACTTGAGATAGAGGTCCTTACAGCGCGCTTCGGTGATTATCCCTAGATCTTTAGCCCGATAAAGGCAGCCCGCCATGCTCAGACCATACTCATGCTTAAGCAAATAGAGCTCTTGTGGCTCTAAACTTCTGCGAGGGCTGCCAAGATGGGCGATAGCCTCGGATTCAGGGAATAGGAAGGCACCTGCAAAGCGGTTGCAAGCCTGCTCTTCATCCATATCTACTGGCAATTTACCGTGCATAAGAAAATGGCCGAGTTCATGGGCCAAGGTAAAGCGCTGGCGACAGCCTGGCCAATGTGCGGAGACCACGATAACCGGTTGGCTACCGATATGGGCCTGCAGACCGTCAAACTTATTGCCCTGCTCCACCTTAGTGACAATAACCAGAATCCCCTTGGTTTCCAGCAGGTCAATCAGATTGGGTATCGGGTTTACCCCTAGCTGCCAATGTTCACGCACGCTTTCGGCAAATGCCTCAATGTCGTCCCAATCATTGATAGTCGGAAGTGGGGCATTGTAGGAAAAAGGCGGGATGGGGAAATTGGGCCATAGATCGGCAAGAGTCTTCCAACGTTCAGCCTGATCCAGCACATCCCCTTCGATCTGCTGGATGATTTTCGCAGGGGTGGATGAGCGCTTACGATACTCTACGTTTGCCAAGGTCACGACAGAGGGGCGGAAGAAGAACTCGGTGCGCACATTCAGAGCTGCAGCCAGCTTTAACAGCACGGCAGAAGAGGGCATGCTCTGGTCATGCTCATATTTTTTTACCATGTTGGCAGATACACCAACTTTCTCTCCCAAGGCCTGCATTGACAGGCCTGCAGCGGCACGAGCACGTCTTACCCGTTCCCCAATCATACAGACTCCGGTTTATGAAATTTACCAAATATGGTAAATCATAAACCGTACTTCGTATGTTTGTCGACCATTGTGACCGGTCACGCTTCAGTTAACCCGCCGTTGGCGCGCTCCTGCTCTTCCAGCCGCATGCCCAGTTCGCAGAGCGTGGCGATCGCCCGGCACATCCCCTCCCGGTCTGCCAGTTTCAGGTCCGGCGTCACCCTCGCGATATCCTGGATCGAGCTGTAAATTTCGGTATTGATGCCTGTTTGCACATTGCCCCCTATTGCGTTCGCTGATGTCGTTGCCGTGACCATCATAACCCCTCGGATCGGACCCAACAATTTTGTGCCCTACGTCACATCCTGCACCAGACTGGCATGTGAAACGAGGGCCGCGATTCACAGATAAACAACGTCCTCTGCATACGGCAGATAGAGGAGTGGATATCGATTGGCGGGATAGTATGGTGTATGCCATATAGAGATCAACCCGCCGAGAAAAATATTTCTATCATCGTTTGCTTATATCATCAAAATAAGCATTTCAGGGTGTCGAGATGGAGATATCAGGGAGGTATCAAGGAGATATCAGGAGGATACACAATTGGTATCATTCTGTTCGTAAAGGGTTTTTCTTTTTTGGTTTCAATGGGGTCTTTATGTGTGTCAATATTGTAATTTTGATTCAATAAATAGTGTTTCCGTGAGTCAATAATGCAATTTTGATTGCCTTAAAATGTTCAAAATATTGAATGTGAAATTTCAAAATATGCTTGGGCTGGTCCCTTCGAGGCCGTTTATGGCGTTATTATAAACTTGGGTTTATTCAAATGTTGACCTCGGTTTATTAATGACTGCCCCCGTTGCAGGGGCCGGTCTTTATAGTGCAATGGCTTGTTCACCTAGGGTAAGCCAACAGGCTCCCTCGCCTTTGAAGGTTCCGCCGCATCCTTCCGGCAATGCACAGTCGCGGTGCTGGCATGTCTGAGTTTTCAGCTCGGCCTCCTGCTCCAGCCACTTCTCCCAGTCCCGCCTGATCAGGGTGCTGATATACTCGTCTGCGGAATAGGGTTCACCGCTGCCAGCCCTGGCGATGCGTAGCGTCTCCAGCTGCTGGCGCTCCCGTTCTGAGAGCGCCACCTCCACCCGCTTGATACCGAGAGCCGCCCGTCTGGCCCGCTGGGCCTGCTTGCGCTTGGTGGCGTCATTCATCCTTTTCCCCCTTCTCTCTTCCCCATCCGCAACGGCGCCACAAGTCCGGAATGACGATCAGATAAAACAGCACGTGGCCGATCAGCCATATGATGCCTAGCGGGTCGATATTGTCGCTCATGCAGCGCCCTCCCTTACCACCATGGCATCCTGCTTGGCCCACGCCCGCCAGCTGGCGATGGTGGCCTCGGTCTCTGGTAGGTCAACCGCCGGATGGCGGTACACCACATGGGTGACGGTGCCGCGGTCGTTCTGCTTGGTGGCCGTCACTTCCCTGGTGGTACCGAAGCGGGTGATCACATCACCCGGTACCGGATTTTTGCGGGGGTCTCTCATGCCTCACCCCGTGCTTTTTCCTGCAACCATGCTTTGGCCATGGCGATCACCTGCTCATCTGTATCTCCTTTCTTCCCTACAACCGGCAACCGAATATCACCAATGCAAGCCCGCGCCACTGGCGTCAGTTCAACGATATCGATCATGGTGCTGTTCTCTTGTTGCAGCAGGTACTTGGCCCGCTCCTGTATGGTTTCCAGTGCTTGGTATACGTTTATGTCCATGGTTATTCCCCTGTGTTTACATGCTGGCGATGGTCAGCCACTACCTGGTGCAGGGTTGGCTGGTATGTTGGGTTGAGCTGTGCGGCGGCGCCCGGGTTGGCGCGGTCGATGGGGCTGCCTGGTGCGATAAAGAGGGTGCGGCCGGTGACGGCGCACCGGATGGAGCCGCTCTGGTCGATGGCCACGGGGGTGAGCCCTTCCACGATATGGCGGCGGCCAACAGATCGGCCATCTGCGGTCAGCACCGGCACGGTGGGTCGGTTGGCTCTGGCCTGAAACGGGTTCGGTACCTCGGCGGCGATGGCCGGCAGGGCCAGCGATGTTGGACGAGGGTGGCGGCGGCGCAGGATGGCGCAGACCACGGACTGCTGTTTGCCCTTGAGCATCCCCACCCACTGGCTGATCTCGTTGGCTGGCCAGCGCTGCTGGAGAATGCAGGTCACCCTATTATCCAGGCGGCGGTACTCTTCGCGGCTGACGGTCTGTTTGTTGTTCATACCCACTCCTCGCTGTAGTCGTTCTGTTCTTGCAGCCACTCCGGCGTGTCCAGCTTCTCCAGCTCGGCCCACATGTGTGACTGGTAGGGCTCCGGCAGCATCTCGATCCAGCGGAATGCCCCGGCATGGCCCTGTGCCTGGTAAACCTTGCCGCACAGCTCAACCAGCATCAGGCAGTCCTCATCGCCTTCCGGCAGCGCGTATTCATCCGGCTGGCCCTGTTCGGCTGGCCGCTGGCCCTCTGGCTGCCAATCCGGCTCGCTCGGGATCGCTCGGCCCGATTGCACCTGACCGTTCTCAAGCCAGAGGCTGAAACCGTCCACGCTGACGCTCGAGCCTGAGCGCAAACGACCTATGGAGAAGGGTGATAAACCCCATTGCTCTGCCATTAACTGATCCGCGAACGCCTCAGGATCCGGCTGCGTACAGTTATTGTCAGAGCTCCAAGGTGCCGGGCTGTCGCCCGTCTTAACCCCAACACCCCCAGCCGAAACTCTGGCGGCCTTGGTGGCCTCATAGGTGCCTGCTGGTACTACTTCCCACCCTTGCAGGCGGGTCTTGATACCCAAGTGCGCGGAGTGCAACCCCATCAGGCGCTTGATGTCTTCGCCGTAGCTGTTGGCCTGCTCCTCGATGAGGTGGGCCAGCTTGATGGGGTGCTCGGCACGGGTAGCCAGTGCGCCGCCCATGGCTTCGATGTAGCAACGAAAGATGGCGTTATCGGCGGCATAGCGGGCCGCCTCAAAGCGAGGGTCTTGCAATACAGGCTTGGGTGGCCCCACCAGTTCGCCATTCTTCTTGGCGTTGCTGATGCGGCGCAGCTCGCGCCAGATGCCTACAGGCGCACCGCCTATCTGTTGAAAGGTGCGGATCCCCCACCAACTGGCCCACGCGCAGGCATGCTTGGCGCCTTGGTCAGCCTTGGTTCCCGCCTCGTCATCACCATCCACATGCTCACCGTCGATGTTCTTGGCGATATAGGCAGCGATGTAGCCGGTGGCATCGCCCTTGGAGGGATCGATCTCCTTCCAATCGAAACGCGGAGTGAAGTCTGTGAATGGAGCGCCCTGATTACTACGCTCCAGCTCCTGCCGATCATCAGTCAGGGCATAACGCTGCAGGGTGTCGATCACCCCATTCCGGTCGCATTTGCGCATAAATAGCAGCATGTGCCAGTGCGGTGTTCCATCGTGGTGCGGCTCGCAAACTCGGAAGCCATAGACAGGCATCCCCCAACGCTTCATATATGAGCGGGCACGGCTCCAGAGCTTGCCCAAATAGGCGCAAGTTTCGCGCGGGGTGGCTCCCTGGTACTTGTCGTTTTCGATGGTTTTGCCATTGCTGGCGGTCTTCCATGCGTGAAAGCGGCTCGGAGCTGTCCATGTGAAGAACACCCCGACGTGGCCCTGGTCTTCGGCGTAATCCTCAAAGCCGCGCATGCGGGTCATCATTTCGGCGCGGCGGTTGACCGGGTTGGAGACGCTGGCCTCCCAGCAATCTTTCATCGAGATCACCAGATCGTGCTGGCTGTTCATTACTTCCGACTCGGCCAGCCAGCGCATCATGGCCCGCTTGCGCTCGCGCACCACCTTCATGGCGGCGTTCGAGACGTAGGCAGAGACGCCCTTGCGCACCTTGCCCAGCAGGATGGCGATGTGCTCTTGCAGCCGATCCCAGCAGCGGTTCACCCGCTTCTCCCACCACTTGGCAGAGAGCAGGCGCACCATCACGCTCAAGATCCAGTTATTCCGCGCTTCGATGGTTTTGAAGTCCGGCATCTTTCCGATGAATGCCCACTGGTCGGCAGGCTGCTTGATGGCTTCCCATGTCTCCATCAGATCCAGTTCACCGGCATTTGCACTCTGCTCGATATTTTTCCAGATGGCCGCCGTCTGGTTGGCGAACTGGTGAGCGACCCGCTTGCGACCGTCATCATCGCGCAGCTGCTGGGCATCGACCGGCAGCGCCATTACCAGAGAACGAACCCACTTCACGCGCTCCCGCAGCCAGATGTTGGCGCTGCGGCAATTGCGGGCGGTGCCATCTTTGCGGCGGCGCACGTACAGCTTGAACAGCACCTGGGTAAACTGCGGGGGTAGGCCATCGAGCAGTTGCACAGCCCAGACCAGATCGTATTCACCAGGGGCACCGACAAAGGCTGCCTCCAGTTTGGTTCCCGGCATCGAGTTGGCGAGCGCATCGATGCGAGACCGCAGGGCCTTTTTAGACAGCGGCAGCTGGTTGAGCTTTGGCGTTGGCAGGCGAGAGATGGCAAAACCAAGTTGGCCAGCCTCGGCGGCTGGCCCTGTTTTTTGTTGGTTGGTCATTGTGCAGCAGTAACTAACATCGAACTCAGGCCGCTACGGCGAGCTTTGATCACGAGGGTGGTGTGGGCACATATTCGGCGGGCTGCGGCGCACTGACGAAGGGTCAGCGCGATGGTGGCCCGTGGACGAGGCGATAGCTGGCGGCACTCAATGAGATGGCGTTGATACCTGCGCAGGCGCGCACTGGCATCGCGCAAGTCTTCCCACCACCAACTCAGGTCTCGTTCCATGTCTGATATCAGGCGGTGGTTCATGCGCTGCCCTCCCGAGCATGCTGCATAGCGGCCAGCGTCAGCTGCTCTTTCGCGATGGTCCGCGATGCTTCTTGGTACGCGTGGCGAGCTTCCTTGCATACAAACAGCAGGCGATGACTTGCCCAACGTGGGCAAGGCTTTTCCCGCTGCAGGGTGATTAGCATGTTTTGGTACTGACGAAGAGTTTTCAGCGAGACCTCGGCAAGGTCTGACAGTGTGGAAATGTCGGCCTTGAGCTCAGCCTCAAGAGTGAGGAACGCAGGTTTGAGGGATTTCATTTGATGGTCTCCCCCATTCCGTGTAGTTGGTCGCAGGGTTCCCAACCCAACCACTCAAGGAAAGTTCCACTTTCGATGGCAGCATCTCGACCAGCTTTCTCATCCAGCAGGTCTTCTTGAAACGCGATCATGTCCAAACAAGTAGCGATAGTTAACCTTTCACGGCGGCAGGCAGCGAGCAGAGACCTAATGGCATACACGTTGGTATTAGGCAGATTCGCTCTGCGCAACATGAGCAGTTGACGCTGAATCTGACGAAGCGCTTCTCTATTCACAGTGATAATGAAGTTCGTCGCCGCAATATCAGCCTTGAACACAGCATTTACGCCGTCGTCATCTTGGATAATTGCGTTCATGCGATGACCTCCCTCAGCCCGTACTTTTGCGCGTTCTCAAACCACCAATCACCAATATCTCTGGCCAGCGCGGTGTCTCCTTGACCCAGTTCCAGCCAATACAGGGTACGGATCCCTCCCATCAACAGCGTTTCCTCCTGGCTGAATTCGGCGGCGCGCTTTACCGCATCCACAGAAAAAGCAAAGTGCTTAGCCAACTGGCTAACCGGTTCAGGTGCCCGCATATACGCAGGCCCTGATTCCATTTCGGCCAGCTCATTGATGGGCGTCTCCAGTTCAAACAGGTCGCTCATTCCTCGTCCCCCATCACTGAGTCGTCATCGAGCAGATCCGCAGGGCGGCTGGTCACGACCAGCTGCACCTGGATGTACTCATCCCCCGAGTAGAGATCGCCCAAGGCGATCCTGTTTTCCTGTTCACCACTGTCCAACAGTTCGGTTAGCAGCGGCAGCACGGCACGCTCGGCGCGCTGGGCGATATGTATTGCATCGATGCTCATGCGCCTGCCCTTCCGTTCATTGAGCGAAACACGGTTAGCCAGCGCAGCTGTCGGCGGGCCTGTTCGCGCAGACTGCGTCCCTCAGGGCCAAGTCTGGTGTTGTAGGTCTGAGCCTTGATGCGGTGCGGCAGGTCTGCCAAATCAGCCACGGCGGCCTGCGTGGTGATGGGGTGAAACAGCTTTTTCATGCCACCCCCTCGATGATGCGGATTGAGCCAGATGTCATATGTTCTATGCGGGCGTAACCGCGTCGGCCTTTCAACCAGGTGGTGCCGCAGTTGGTGTAACCCTGCTGCACTAGATAGGCGCTGGCGGCTTTGATGTTTGGAACGGTGTGGCGAGTGATAACGGCTGCCATTGTTATGCCCCCTGCTGCTGGTTGGCATTGATGCCAGTCATCAGCCAGCTTGTGTACTGAGTCAGCCTTGGATGGTTGGCGATCAGCAGCATGCCACCGCCGATCTCGCGGTATCCCAGCTCGTAGTTCTTGAGCGTGGTGGGCGGAATTCCCAGCAGGTCGGCAAACTTGGGACGGCTCAAGTGCAACTGCTCCCGCAACTGTCGCAGACGCGTGGCGGCATGGTGGTTGAGCTGTTTGATAGCGGTCATTTGTGCTGACATGGTCAGGCTCCTTGTTGAGTGGTTGGATGGATACAACTGAACAAAGAGACCCAAGCCAGTGCGGCAGGGCGCTCGATAATCGCAATTCCGTCAGGATGCTGGGTGAGTTTTGAGCCATAACGGCCAGCCAGCTTGCGTTGTTGAATCCGAAGGTTGCGCATAGCGCAGGTGATCGCTAAAGTAGTCATGTCAATTTTCCTAGTTGATGATTAAATGCCCGCTTGGAGTTACCGCTCCGTTAAGCGGGCTTTTTATTGCCCGATGGCGCGAGGGCCTTGCTTGACCATCTCGCTGGCGGCCAACACAGCGCGCTTCATGCGCAGCTTGGCTGCCCGTTCCTTCTTCTCTCTCTCGATATCTCTGGTTTGGGTGGCTACCGGCGCTGGATGCCACACCTTGCTGTCACAGCCGCAGCGAAACTCCCCTTGATAATCCAGCTCCAGCACGGCCAGGCGGATCGCCTCGCGCTGCGCATGGGATAGGGTGGACAGGGTTGCGGTCATCAGCTGGCCGCGTGGCTGGCGGGCGATGGTGCAGATCGCTGCCTTTTTGGCTGCGCTGATAGCCAGCCAGTCGGCATCCAAACTGGAACTGGTCTTGCCGAACAGCTCGCGCAGCAGCAGGCAGCCCGCGGTGTTCATAGCCACTTGCTCGTCTGGCGTCAGGCCAGCCAGATTGCGCTCGGTGTGGTTGATGTGTTGCTGTTGCATGGGTTACCCCTTACATGGTCATGGTTTTCATCAGAATGTCTGATGCGCATGCGACAGTTGGCACAGCCTGAAAGCGGGCCTCGATGTCGTGGATAAGTAGTGCCAGCGACCCCATGGCAGAGGTGGCCACACCGACGATGGTGTTGCGTTCAGTGCGTGATACTCGCCCCCGTTCAGTCACCTCCAGCGCCCTCTGGCCAATGCTTGCCACCTTGGCATTGAGGTCTATCGCTTGATGGGGAATGGATGGCGCGCGATCTGCGTTTGGAATTGCGATGGCGGTCAGGCCACATTCCAGCAGCATGCCGTCGAACAGGGTCTCGTCCCCTTCGGTGGCGTGGTACAGCGCGATGAGATCGGCCACGGTCAGCTGGTGCGGCTGGTCAGGGTTGAGTTTGTTTCTCAGTACCTGAGCATCTATACCAGCCGCCGCCGCGACCTTGCTGATCACATGGCTTGAGGTAAATCTGCTGCATGCAGATTCAAAGTGCGGATGTTTGCAGTCGTCACCGATAAACATGGTTCTCGCTCCATTGAGTGCCATAGTTATCAGGAGATTGCTGGCTGGTACGCCGCTGCGGCTGCTTGTTGGTACAGCGCGACCATGTTGATCAGTACGCGGTGCTTTGGACCAGCCTTTGGCATGATCTGCAGTTCACCTCGCTGAACCATCTTTTTTACTTGGCCAACAGGAAGGCCAGAGTCTGCGGCATAGCGCTCGATGGTTTTAACCGGTGTGTCGATCTTGAGTGCAATCTCTGACATGATAGATCCCCTTAAACGTTGCTCGATACGGCTCGATATAACTCTTAAGCCACAATTCAACTCTACAAAGCGAATTGTTGATCTAAAAAGTTACTCGGTCAAGCCTTAAGGGTATTCATTGTTCAATAAAGTTCTATAAGGTGCTTTATGACTACGGAGAGAACTTTGAAAGTTGATTTCGACCAGTCATCTTTCGTGGATCGACTTAAAAAAGTGATTGGCAATGAGCCCCTTCGATCATTTGCTCGAAGAGCTGACATGAGCGATAGCGGTGTCAAACGTTATTTGAATGAAGGAACTGTTCCTCCTATCGATCGCGCTTTAAATCTGGCGCGTGCAGGAGGTGTGACGTTTGACTGGCTGGTGTTTGGGATAGGCGATGCTGCGAACCATCCTCGGGGAAGTCAGACCAATGAGGCTATCTCAGATACACAAGGCTCCTATCTTGCTGATGAGTTCACCACCATCCCTGCCTATCAGGTGTTTGCGAGTGCAGGCCATGGCGCCACTATCACGGATGAGCCGTTGGCCGAGCCGATGGCCTTCCGTTCTGACTGGCTACGCCGTGAAGGGTTCGACCCTGCAAAGATGGCGGTCATCCGTGCCAAAGGTGACTCGATGGAACCGACCATCAATGACGGTGATGTGATCCTTATCCGCTTGAAGAATGGGGAAGCGCCGCGCGATGGCCTTTATGTGTTGCGCCTATCTGATGGCCTGTTCGTTAAGCGGCTGCAATTCGATCTCGGCGGGGTTCGCATCATCTCTGACAACCCGCTGTATAAATCCCGTGACCTGAGCAAGGAAGAACTGGCCGAGCTGGATCTGGTTGGTCGTGTAGTCTGGGCTGGCAAAAAGTTTTAAGGAGTTCACATGCTTTCGTTGATGGCTGCCTTGGCGGCCCTTTTGTGTTTGTTGCTGACTGTGGCCGGTTTGTTCAAACCTGCGTTGCTTTGCCAGAAGCGCCGCCTGAATGCGTTTTTTATCGGCCTCTATGGAGCCCTCGGGTTCTTGATTCTCGGCATGGTATCGGATGGCAAGGTCGAGCTGTCTGGCGGACTGGTGCTATTGGCCTTGCTGGCTGCTGCTCATAGCATCCTGCTGTTCATCAGCCATTCGCGGGCCGTGCTCAAGATGAGCAAAGATGAACGGGCACAGGTTCGCCCAGGTAAAGCCGCGGCAGGAGTGGTGCTGCTGTTCCTTGCGGCTGGTGCCGGCGCTTGGCTGTCCCATCCTGCTCCGCTCGATGCCCCCATGCCGCCGACAGCGAGTGCGAGTGAACGGCGCGAGCAACAACCATCCGAGCAGCACCCCGTCACGGCACTTAGAGCACTGTCACTCGCTGAGCAGTGCCGACTGGAGCAGGATATCTATCAGCAGATGAATCAGGTCACAGACGGGGTGATGGCGCGCTTTGGCGGTTTGCTCGATGGCCAGCAGATCGACTATCACCGGATAGCCGAATATCGGGTGAGCACTGTCAATCCTGCGATAGATGCGGCCCGTTCTTCTATGAATGAATTCCGCACCAGCCACATAGATGATGATGTGGTAATCCGACAAGCGGCAGATCTTGTGTTTCGCACCTATTCGTTTGTCGGCCAGCTCTATACCTTCTCCAGAAATGGCGATGCCAGTGCGCTGAAGTCTGCGCGCGACCAGCTGGCACGTGCCATTGCATCCCACAAGCAAGCCCGGGCGGTGTGCGGTCATGTCGGTTCGTAAAACAGATCACAAAACCAAACCATGGCTATCCGAGATTTACCCCGATGGTCGTGAAGGGCCACGCAAGCGCAAGCGCTTTGCCACCAAAGGGGAGGCCTTGGCGTGGGAGTCTCACATGCTCACCGCCAAGCCATGGCAGGCAAAGGAAGAGGATGCAGGGGATCAGCGGCGTCTATCTGATCTTGTCTCGGCATGGTTTGGGCGGCACGGTCAGACACTGGCGGATGGCGAACGGCGGCGCGACAAGCTGGTTTGGCTGTGCGAGGCGCTGGATAACCCGCTGGCCAGCGAGTTCACCTCCGAGATGTTCTCGGCATACCGCGAGCGGCGGCTGGCCGGTGAGCTCTATGTACCAGGGCAGCGCAAGCAGGTAACCCCGACAACAATCAACCGCGAGCAGTTATACCTGCAAGCGGTGTTCAATGAGCTGGCCCGTCTCGGTGTCTGGCACGGCGGCAATCCCCTTTCTGACCTGCGCCAGTACAAGGTGCAAGAGAGCGAGCTGGCTTATCTCTCCCAGGATGAAATCGAGCAGCTGCTCGATGCCTGCAAGGGGCTGCGGGATCTGTGGCTGGTCGTCATGCTTTGTCTTTCTACCGGGGCGCGCTGGAGCGAGATCGAGAAGTTGACGCGCGCCCAGGTTGGCATGGGGCGGATCACTTTCACCAAGACCAAGGGCAAGCGGAACCGGACTGTCCCTGTTGCCCCCTGGTTGTTGGCCATGCTGCCCAAACGAACCGGCCGCCTGTTCGATGATTGCTATGCCGAGTTCGAGAAGGCTATCCGGCGAGCAGGTATCAAGCTGCCCGCTGGCCAGAGCACTCACGTTCTGCGCCACACCTTCTCCAGCCACTTCATGATGAATGGTGGCAACATTCTGGTGTTGCAGCGAATCCTCGGCCACACGGATATCAAGATGACGATGCGTTATGCCCACTTCGCCCCCGATCACCTGGAGGATGCTGTACGGCTTAACCCCATCACAGCCCTAAAAAGTGGCGACAAAGTGGCGACAGAGGCGGCCCACCATGACCCACTATGACCCGCCATGAACTTGTAAATATCTGTTTTTGGCGTAATTCATTGATATTAAAGGGCTGTGGTTGGATTCAAAATCCGCCGGTGAATAACCGTGTCGGTTCGAGTCCGACCCCGGGCACCATTAGAATTCAATGACTTAAGGCCACCCAAGCGGGTGGCCTTAAGTTTTTCTGGTCCCTCGGATGGGCAAGTCTTCCCACAGATCGTCATGCCAGCCGCCTGGTAACCCCGCCTTTTACCCGAACCAAGCCCCAGCACCGCCCCTGGCCCAGTTCGTCTTCTCTGACTGCATCAAGTCACCTCGCTCACGCTATTCAGCCAGCTAGCCATGCGCCCCTTGCTCTGCGCAAGGGACGCGGCCAGCCTGCGCCACCAGGCTATGGCGAGAGGATGGCCAGCGGCTCACACGGCGGGAGCAGGCCGCTCTCTTTGGTGACCATTAGCGGTATCACCGACATAAAAAAGCGAGGCGGGTGCCTCGCTTCAACATCGCCATGACGGGGTTACTGATGGGTCAGCATGCTGCTCTGGTTGGCGGCCAAGGTGGTTCTGCCCGAGCTCTCCAGCCAGGTTTTGATCCGCTTGGCGTCGGCAACCCGATCGCTGGTGGTCTCGGCATTGAGCAGCACCATGATCACCGGCTCCTGATTGACCCTGGTGCCCAGCACCAGACAGCGGCCCGCCTCGCGGATATAGCCGGTCTTGGAGAGGGTGAATTCCCACTGCCCTTCGCGGATCAGCCGGTTGGAGTTGCGGTAGTGCAACTGGCGCTTGTTGGTGCGCACATAGCTCTGATCATCGGTGGAGTACTGGCGGATCAGCGGATAGGAGGCGGCAGCCACGGCCAGCTTGGCGAGATCCTGGGCGGTCGAGACATTGCGCGGGTTAAGCCCGGTACTGTCTGCGTAGCGGGTGTTCCACATCCCCAGCATGCGGGCCTTGGCATTCATCGCCTCGATGAAGGCGTGCTGGCCGCCGGGATAGTGGCGGGCCAGTGCCGAAGCGGCGCGGTTTTCCGACGACATCAGGGCGATATGGAGCATCTCGGCGCGGCTGAGACGGGAGCCGATGGCCAGCCGTGAGCCGGTTCCCTTGATGCGGTCGATATCGGCATTGGTGACGGTGAGCATCTCGTTGAGGCGCAGATTGGCATCCAGCACCACCAGCGCCGTCATCAGCTTGGTGAGGGAGGCGATGGGCATCACCCGATTGCCATTACGCTCGGAGATCACCTCGCCGGTTCTGTGGTTGGCCACCACGAAGGCGGCCGAGCTGAGGTTGGGCACCTCCCGTCGCTCGAGAAAGCCGCTACTGCTCTTGCTGCTGGCGGAAAAGGGGTTGGCATGGGCACTGTCCATAGTGGCCGGCAGCATCACTGCGCCAAGCAACAGGGGAAGGAGGGAACGCATCATCAT